ATTCGATCGCGATCGCCTGCTGGTCGCCCACGTCTACGTAGGCACCAAGATCAATCGTTCCCTGAAACCTGCTGTTTGACGCTGCACCCGCTGTCAAGGTTACGGTTTCAGTCAGCCAAAACGATCCGGTCTTACTCGTTGCCATCGAGTACGCGTACTGGTCCTCGGTATATAATCTATAGATTCGGGCGGAAATGGGCCCTTGGGTCCATTCTGCGCCCTATCCTCTTATCCGAACACGTTGTGCCAACGCCCAGCACCCGCAAACTGAGACTACACGCAAGCCGCAACGTGCAGCGTAAGGTGGCCATGGGTTACTTAATCTGCACCCCCCTGCATCCTTAATCTGCACCCCCCTGCATCCCTTTAGGATATCATTATACCAGTTGTTCATTTGGCCAACACCATGACCAAGAGTTATCGAAGCAGGGACAAAGCAGGCCCGTACGTGGCCAGAAACTACAGGATACCGCTCTGGGCGTCGGTGGAGATAGAGTTCCATGCCAGGAGAGAGACAGGTGGCAACCGATCGAGGGCGCTCGAACTCATCATCGACGACTGGCGGAGGACGAAGGAAGCGATCCAGAAGGTCCGGAGAGACGCCCTGGACAAGGCAAGGGGTGATTGAATGAGTGAAAGAACCTGGTGCCAGGAAGATGACTGTTCAGATAAGGAAAAGTATGGGACTTTAATTTATAGGATCACTTGTGACAAGTGCCTCTCGAACAAGAAGGAGATGATTGAATGAAAGTCTACGTCCGTGATAAGTCAAAGGTCATGCGAGCGATCCCAGGCGTGACCATCCACAATTCAACTATCTTCATCAATAAAAGTGTATACACTTTGTCCAGGACGGATGAGTTCTCTTGGATGTTCCTGGTGATTGAATGACGATCTGTCAAGACTAGAGCGCCCCTACTAGCTGTAGCAGGCCCGGAGCCTGGAGGCCGACTACCAGGTAGATCAGCCGCTCGACCTTCAGCAGGCGAGCAGACAGATTCTCCACCTCGGTTTCGGTCATGCATGCTCACCACCCTAGGATTCTTCTCGAATACGTCTTATCCTTTTGAGGTGTCACCGTTGAGCCTGGCATCTCCGGAACGTAATACCTGAGAATGGCTGCGATGTTCCCCGGGATGTCGGCGTATCCCTTGTAGTCTGGAGTTGCTCCGATCCTGCCACCTGTGTAGAACCCGGCTGCCTCGCTCGCTCCCTTCTCTCCCCATATGGCCCCACTGATCGCCGTGCCGACAACTGCACCACCCACAGCCGCGGCAGTGACTCCTGCGACGGCGGTTAATGCACCGGTCCCTCCTGCTGCTGCTCCGAACCCTATCCCAGTGCCGCCGCCCGTTGCCATCGGTGCGCCGATCCGGACCCAGTTTAATGCGGCTGCGGTACCCGACCAAAACCCGGGCTGAGCAGCCATGTAGCCGGTTATCCCTGTCAGCGTGGCATAGGCAGCAACCTCTTCCTTAGTGCCGCCCTTCAGGCCTACTCCAGCACCTACGCCGATCCCGAGGAGGACGTAGGCGGGTATCTGCCACATTCAATCCACCGTCGCCTGCACGACATAGGATCGTCGGAGGCGCTCGATGTAGCGGAGGTCCGTCTCCAGGGCGATGAGTGCCGGAACCACGACAGCAGTAGGGGGAGTGACTATCTCATTCCCTGGCACTAACTCCAATGCGCTTGTAAGATGAATTGCCCTGGTGATGTACAACTTCTGACCTGCTGTGGCTGCGCCGACTCCAAAGGAACTCGAGCGCGTCTGACTCGGAAGGAAGGGCGATGCTCCCAATCCCGTGGCTGCTCCATATTGGAAAGACCTCGCATTCCCATAATGAACGTCCTCGAGTTCGTAAGCCGCTCCGATCCGAATAACACCCAGGATAGAACGCCCGGCAGTCAGACCTGGTGGAATCCAATTCCCAGAACCGGCCACAACACCATTGAAGGTTGCATCGGTGATGTATTCCTGTGTAATCAAATCCCAGACTTGAAGCGCACCCTGTACGCTGCTGGTCTGGAAGTTCCAGTCACATCCTTCCTGGAACATCGGGTTGACTGTGAATAGTGTTTGTTGCCTTTCAACAATCCCTGAAAGATCGAAGTAGGACCGATACACGGCCCAATAAGTAGGGTTATTATCGGAGTCCTCCGCTTCGACGATCTCCCATCCTCCACCTGAAGCCAGGAAAGCCGGGGGTGATTCTTCAGGAACCGTGAGAGTTACGGAGGGTATGAACTGCCGAAGCAGGCGTTCGAGAACTTTATCCTTCTTCGCCATTCTACTTTCTCCTGGCTAATCGGTGAGCCTTCTTCGCCAATCCAGCGAAGGAGGTGCGTGGATGCTTCTTCTTCAGGCTCTTGTACGCCTTCGCATACCGCTTGTTGTACGCGCTCGCCTTGCGCTTGACCTTCTTCACACGCTTCCCGGTGATGATTGGCTTCATCGACGTCGAGGTCGAGGAATGTGAGCCTAGGGATTCTCCGCAGTTCGGACAGAAGTTAGCCAGGCTAACCACCTCAATTGTCGCTGGCCGTGCTTTGGATCGCGATCGCCATCCAGTCCTTCGTGGTGAGTTTCACTATCCGGCACTTGATGCGGCAGGTCAAATAAACGTCTGCGCCTCCAATGCCGCCCCCGTCATTGCCGGCCACAACATACAGACTGTCGTTCACCGTCAGCCGGGACTCATCCAGTTTGCCAAACGAATCCGGATAGAAGTCAGCGGCGGCGCTTCCGATGTTGTTAGCGATGTCTATGTTGAGTGCTCCAGACGCAACCAGACTGTTATCGTCAGCCCGAACGTACAGAGTACCGGGGTTGAGGTCTGTAAGTTGGGCACCGACCGCACCGTTGGAGACAAGGATGGTCTCTAACTCGTTGCCGAAGTCAGTTCCACTTTGCCATACCCAATCCACGGATTCGATCGCGATCGCCTGCTGGTCGCCCACGTCTACGTAGGCACCAAGATCAATCGTTCCCTGAAACCTGCTGTTTGACGCTGCACCCGCTGTCAAGGTTACGGTTTCAGTCAGCCAAAACGATCCGGTCTTACTCGTTGCCA